GTCGAATTATTGTTGAAAATTTAAATACAAAATCAAATATTACGTTAGATGTCGGACAGAATATTTCCGTACCGAATGGAGACTATCACAATGTCTACACAATTTCTTCATCACCATCTTGTTATATGTATGTCTATTTAAATCAATCCGATATTGAAATGGTTCAACTTTGGGATCGTTATTTTAATTTAACCGATCGTATTCTTAATGAAACAATCGATCATAATCGTCCATTAAATACTGATATGGAAGAAGTTGATCTCGTACGAATGTCATATGAGAATGTTTTTGAAGAATTTCGTAATAAATCAATTCATGAATTATTAAATTGGACCCGTTTAGCCCCTGATCAAGATGAACTTTTAGAAGATAATTGTAATGATGCCCTTAGATTTGCCTATTTTTATGGCACTGATTATTTTAACTCCTTAAGAGAAAAGATTGTAACTGCTCTTAAAGCAAAGAATATTAAAGCTGATATCATGACTTATAATGATTTCCATTATTGGTTTCTTTTTGTGATAGGAAAGTTGACCAGAATTGCCAATGTTGAGATGTTTTTCGAGACTGTTGCCAAAAATGGTAATGGTAAGCTTGCGCGTTTTCTGGGTTGTACTCTGACTGCTTTGCCCTATTATCTTGTTTCCTGGACTGGTTTCTTGGCAGTTAAAGAAGATAGAGAAAAGACTGATGAACGTTATGCGATCGCTATTCCTTCTGGGGAAGGAAAATCTTGGCTCTGCAAAACCTATCCACATCTGTTTGTGGATCATGATAGTTTACTTTTGCCTGCTGCTAAAACTATCATAAAACAACATGGCGTTGAAATAAGCCATTTACAAAAGATTTTCGATTTGGATTTCCCCCCAGAGGATAAGAGAGTGCTGCTGTGTCACCATCCAAATAACACATCAAGAAAAGTTCTAGGAACTTTTGTCTTGCCAAAGCCCAATTTCATAAGGGCGAATGCCTTTCAGCGTTTACGTTTAAAGGATCCTGAACGTTTGGAGAGAACTGCACGAAACGAGAAAATTCTCGAGTTGGTGAAGAACGCTGTTCCCGCGTTGTGGAGAGAGCATGTGGTTAATGAAAGTATACCACAGGGCCTGAGTGCCTCTTCTGTGCTGTAAAAACAGTTCTTTCGTCCCCCC